CTAGATCGTGTGGGGTTTGTTTAACGTGTCGGGTAGTCATATGGGCCTATCGGGTTGTTTAGTTTATGAGTGAGCCTAGTACGGGTATACCTGCCCGTGTGGGTGCCACCTAGCCACACTCCCGACCTTTTGTTTATTGTCGCGGTTCACGACGCCATTAGTATTGCTCAAACGTCTTATACCCACGCCATGCGGTCGTGCTGTTTAGCTATGAAATGGGGCGCGTTTGTCTACCCACGCTTGCCGTGTGTTACCCGGTCACCATGCAAACGGTGTAGGTCATGCGTCTATAGGTTTTACGGTTTGCGTACGCCTTGAAGTATCGCTACGCCGATTGAGATTAGCAGTAGGTACCACGCCAGTAGTGCCATTATTTAGCCTTCGGTATTGTCTTTAGCCGGCTAATTTCGTCGCTAGCTTCGGTAAAGGTAATGCCAGCATCGGGCATAGGTAGCCCGCGCTCTTTTAGCATTGTGTTTAATAGGCGTAACTGTGCGTCTGTTGCTAGGCCGCGCGGTTTGTCGCTATTGACGTGTGGGAAATGTGGTGATGCTGGCGCTGCTGTTGCTCGAGATCCTACGGCCGCGCGCTCATTCGTAGACGGGTGGTTATTCGCTTGTGCTGTGCGCACCTCGTTAGCCGACGCTATGCCGGTGTCAATACCAAAACCCATATAACCGAGACAGCGCCCCAATGCAGACGTGGCCCCGTTTTGCTGTTCCGACTCTTTAGTAAACGGTGTACGCCCGGGCCACACTTCCCAACAGTACGCGCGCCCGGGTAGTAGGTCGTCTGCGGATCTAAAGACAGTAACGGCGCATTGAATGTAAACGCGTTCGCCAATAGTGATTAGTTCGGGGGCGTCCTCGACTATGCGTAAATCGGGGTGTTTATGTAGCGCAAGGTTTAGGCGGTGTTTAACGTCTACGTATTCGGATAGGTCAAAACTCATTAGCCGCGCGCCTTTCGCGGTATGCCTGCCCGCTGTCTATTACCGAATGATACGGCCCTAGTCCTAGTTCGTATAATTGCGGTGTGCTGGCTTCAATACATGCCGCCATGTGGTCGGCCCAAAATCGGTAAAACTCTATTTGTTTTTGCATGTATGAACGGTCAAAATCTTTAGCCCATTCTATTTTTAACGGTACGCCGTCGTAGCTGTCGCTCATCGTGTGTATCTGTCTCGGTTAGCTTTTATTTTGTCTTGCTCTATTTCGTGGCTCATTCGTCGCATGGCTGCATAAAACGCGTGAAATGTCCACCCGAAAAACAGCGTTAGAAAAAAGTCAAAGTTACTCATTCTGCGACCACCCATACGGTGGCCATAGCGCCCGTGTCTGTGGGGCGGCGTTGCCCGCTGTCCACTAGCCAGCCCTCTAGGTTTAAATCGCTTACACGCGCTGCGACGGTGTGAAAATGCATCGTTATTAGTTGGCGTAGTTCGTGAACGGTCAAGCCTTCCGGGTGTGCTTTTATGACGTTGTAAATACGTTCGCGCGCATTGCCGGAACGCCCAAAAGCCCTACGCGCTGCGTCATGGCTTACGGGGTTTTTGCCCGGTACTGTGTGGTTGCGCTCTAGTGGTGGCCGTTCGGCCCTGTAGCGCTCTATGGCTGTACGCATTGCGTCGGCTATTGCAGCCTCGTTTGGTGGCGTGTCAATTACTATCCGGTCAAATAGTGTGGGCTGGTCGTTCATAGTCCCGCCTCATTTATGCGGCGCTCAAGATCTAAAGCGAATACGTCGAGATTGTTAGCAGCTGCTAAAAGGTCGGCTACTAGCTGGCCGTCGTCGAAAGCGTGGGTTTGTGCATGCTTTCGTAGGTCACGCGCTAAGAGTGTTAGCGGTTTGTATTGGCTAGCAATTTGCCAGCCGGGCTTGTGGTTTGTCATTGGTCGGGTTACCTCTCGTCGGGAATGGTGAAAGCACCATAACAGATTATGAATACGACGTGTGTCATTTACCGGACGTTGCGCGCCAGTTTCCTAAGCCTTTACCGCCGTTGTATAACACCGCCGCTACCTTTAGGTTGCACCCGAGCTTTAACAGCTCTACGGGGGCTTGTACGCGGTCTACGCGGCATGTCTGCATAGTTACGGTACGCCAACTGCTGTTTATCTGTAGCGCGCCTAAATCGCGGGTGCCATTATGCCGAACAACGGAACGGCTGCCGGGGTTGCAACGCGACTCGCGCCACATAATCGGGCCAAAAATTTTAGGCGGCAAGCCGTAAGCCGTTAATTGCTTGTGGTATTGCGGGCAGTCTTTGACCGGGGCGGCGGTTGCTCGAGCTGGCACCGCAAACGTACATAGCAGTAGTGGTAGTAAAAGTATTTTGGGCATAGTTCTAGCCTTTCGTCGGGTGTTGAAAACCCTAGCGAAACGCGCTAGCCGTGTGTTGGCAATGCTCTAAAACCCTTACGGTTTAGGCAAACTGCGCCACGCTGCCTCAAATTTGGCGGCGTCGGCGGCCATTTCTTTAGACAGTTCTATATGGTGCCATTTGGGCGATCCTGAAAAACTGCCTGCGTTGTCTGTGGCCGTGAAAATCTTTACCCCGGCTTTACCCTCGCCACGCGAACAGCGCCAGCCGCAACCGTAGTCACCGTAGGCGTACCAATGCAGCTCTACTAAACCGAGACGTTCGGAATGTTGCACCGTCTTACCGTCAATAATTGAACTGCCTAGAAACCAATCCCAAATTATGCGGGCTTGCGCCTCGTCTCGATATTGGGCGTCTAATGCGGCCCCGGTGGCGTGTACGGATAGTTGCGGCGGTTGTGAGTCGTTACGCATATTGCGATTTGCGTAGGTGCCTAGCGATTTTGTGGCCCATCGTCGTGACATTAAATCGAGCAGTTTTAGTATGCCCGGTGTTGCTTTACCGCCGTCGTATGCGGGGTAATAGGGGTACGGGCGGTTGCTCATGGTGTCGGCGGTGGTGGTTGTTTATCTTTGAGGCCGTTACCAGCTAGCAAGCCAATAAGGCCGCCCGAAAGTGTAAGCAACATAGACGAAAGGACCGATATTTGGGCGGCGTCTAATTCGGCCATTTTTTCGGGTTGCGTAACAAATAGCAAACCGTACAAAATTGTAAATACCGAGCCGACAAACGAAAGCGTTAGGCCTATTGCCACAATCATTACGATTCGGGCTTTTATTTCTTCGTTGCTGTGTCTGTTGTCAGGTTTCATCGGCATTTGCCACCTTCTGCGTAGCGGGGTGCTGTTGTTGTTTCGGTTGTTGTTTCGGTTATTGCGCTTAGTGCTTTGTTTTTAGTTGGCGCGCAATGTAGACGCTCTCGATCGGCGCATGCTGTTAGCGATGCTAAAAACACCAATAAAACTAGGCTTTTTCTCATGTTGGTACCTCGGGAAAATTTGCAATTTCGGACGGTTGCCACGTTGCGGGGAAGTCGCGCAAGGCTTGACGATAAGCGGCCCATGCGGTTTTATCTGTGGGCGCGTCGCTGTGCATTGTCCAATCGGATTGTGCCAAAAGGATATTTCGTTGGTGTTTCATTCGCGCCGTAAGAATGTCGGGGTTATCTGTTTCGTTTAGTCCCATTTGGTTTAGGTTCATGCTGCCTCGTAGATAAAAAAGAACGAATAATTATAGTTGCCGGGGGCCGTGTTGGTGTTGTTGTAAAAAAGAATTTGGCCTACGGTTGTTGAAGAACTAATTACGGAAAAAGTGTTGCCAGTAATGTTGGCTTCACGACCTGATCCAAGCCCGTAAGGGTTGCCGAATTTTGCTGTAATTGGTAAGTCAAATAACACGTTTCCACTTGCGGTGCCTGAACTAACAATGTCAAGTTGGGCCGAGCCATAAACCAGTTTTCCTATTCGGCCGTATCGGGCCGAAACTTGGTTAGCTATAAACCAAACGCCGCCGCTAGGGCGAAAGTTTGGCGTAAAAGTTTCGTATACCGCGCCGATGCTGTTCATGGTGGCAGCCGTCAATACCTGCCCCGTGGTTAGACCGCCTGTGTATTGAGTTGCCATAGTTAATATCCTAATCTGTTGTTGTCAAGCTCGCCGAACACCGGGATACCTAAACGTAAATAAGCGTTTAGATCAGCGCCCGACACGTAGTAAGTAAACGACGCGCCAGCAGGGCTAGCCGACATAGAAACGCCCTCGATTAAGCAAGTAAACACGGTGCCGCGAAATGTTACGTTTACTTGTGTCCCCACAAAACTGTTAAAGTTTGGGCCGTTGTTCATGCCGTCAAGCTGAAATACGGCTTGTGATTCGGCGCTACACGTGAAACTACTAATAGCAAAACTAGCTGCACCAAAATTGCCTAGTAGGTAGTTGGCAAAGTCTGTAGCGTTGCCGGTGCTGGCGCTTAATGTGTTTACTTGGTATGTCCTAAACGGGGCGCTAGCGCCCGCTTGCGTCACGGTAACAGCTGCGAAATCTTGCGGATCTACCGCGACTTGTGTGTAATAGTTGTCGCCTAAACTGTCAAAAGTAATGCCGTCGTACACTTGATTGTTAATGTTATTGGCCACGTCGCTAAACCCGGTTGTAGCGATGTTTACCGCAAACGGGCTAACGATTGAAACGGTGTCGGTAAATACTGTGTCGTGTAAACGGCTATTGGTGGTTAGTGCGGCTTGTGCTACCCAGTCGCCCCATGTACCACTAATTGTGGTTGGCGCTATAGCTGTGTTCGGGCCTACTTTTTCTACGGTTATGCCCGTCTCTATAGACGCCTCGACACATTGCGACTGCAAGTCTGTATAAGTTAATACGTAGTCCTCGCCTTGCATACGGCCCAATACTGCGAAACTGCCCTCTACCTCAATTAACAAATAGTCGGCATTGCCTACGCCAGCTTGAAACGGTATGCCATACACAGCGGTTACGTTGCTTATGCGGCCTAGCAACATGTCGGCATTTGGGTACGGGTAAATGCTGTTCGTGTTACGTATTCGAATTATTGTGCCGGTAACTAGATCGGCTATAGGCGACACAAAGCCCGTAGGGTAACGCAATTCGACCGTAGCGGTCGTGGCCTGAATGGCCTGTAACTGCGCTTGCCGCCCGGCGTTTATCGTGATCTGTTGCACGTTCGTAAGGTTTGTAAATGTGGTGCCGTCTGTCGAGTAGGCAACGGTGTAGGACTGCAAACCCATAGCTAAAAGATGTTGCTAGTGCGGATAGGTATTGAGCCGTTTTGTCGCATGTAGGTACGCAAGGCCTGTACTACTGCGTTAGGGTCGCCGCCGTTTACTTGAATAGTGACGTTTGTATCGCCGCCGCCAAAATCACCTAAACGGTCTAGGGGAATGATCGCCTCGCTGCCAGCCTCGCCCGCAATAATGCTGGTCGCGCGTGTGACTATGCCACCGTCGGCCATAAGGGTACCCATGCCAAAGTTGATACCGGCTAACGGGTTAAAGTTGCCGCCCATTGTTGCCCCTACATCGGCCGTAAACCCGCTTGTAAGCCCGCCTACGCCTGCTGCGGTGTTTACGGTGCCTAATCGTATGGTGTAGGTATCTATCACGGCTTGTATGCCCGCTACTAGGTTTGTGCCTGCGGTTACGCCCGCTTGGTAAAACTGCTTTGCGCTGTTTACGCCTACGGTGTCTGCGATCGTTTGCACGTCGGCGGTTAGTGCGTTGGCCTCGAGAATTGCCCCGGCGCTGCCTAGTAGTTCCTGCGCTATGGCGGTGCCGCCGTCTACGCCAGCTGCCAACACTTGCTGTAGGGCCGACTCTGAAAGCCCGGCAGCCAACAGACGATTAACGAGTACGCCAAAATCTTTAACTTTATTGGCCTGTATTTTTAAGTTATCTAAAAAGGTTTTTGGCGTTGCTTGTGCGTCGCTTAGTTTCTTATTGGCTACTGCTAGATCTTCGTACGCTTTTGTAAGGCCTTCGGGGTCGCTGTCGGCTATTGCTTTTGCTACTGCCTTTTGTGCTTTTGCTACGTCGTCGGACGCGTCGGCTACGGCTTTAACGTTTTCGGCTGCTGTCTGTTGAGCGTTGCCAAAACTAAACGACGATTTAACAGACTCGGAAACCGATTTAGAAAAACCGTCAAATTTCTTTACGGCTTCGTCAAGTACGCCATTAGCGGTCTCGAGCGCTTTAGCCATTTGATCGCGTAAAGCATCTTTAAGTACAACCAATTCGGCGGCTAGTTTTTTAGCAGCTTCGGCTAGTTTCTTTTTAGCGGCGTCGGCTTTTTTAGTCGCTTCGGTGTTTTTGTCTGTTTTGGTTGTGTTGTCGTCTGTTGTACTGCCTAAGCCTTTAAGCATTTTTTCGTATTCAATTTGCGCGGCGGCGGCTGTCTTAGTGGCGCTGGTGTTGTCTTTGTTTGCTTTAACGGTGCCGCTAATCTTTTTAGCCAATATGGCTAGAGTCGCGGCCCCGGCTATAGCGGTGCCGATACCTATAACGGTTGCGACTTGTACCGCTGTAAATGATGTTGCTAATGCAATGTTGGCCGCTGTAGTGATTGCTGCAATAGCGCTAAAGCCAGCCATAACGCCATTAACTAAAACAATGGCAGCGGCTAGGCCGCCGATTACTACACCCATAGTCACGATTAGCGGGGCGTTGTCGCTGGCAAATTCGGCAAACTTAGATAGCAAACCAACGGCAATAGCCATAACGGGTAAAAACCCTTTACCTATGTTGGTTTTAGCGTCTTTAATTTGTGCCGTTAAAATGCGTTGCTTGTTAGCTGCGCCGTCTGCTGTGCGGGCAAAATCGCCCTGTTGTAACGTTGTTTGCTCGAGAATGATTGCTTGTGCGGCAAGGCTTTTAGTTTGTGGATCTAACGCGTCTTTAGTGGATTTGACTAGGCCTAGCTCTAAAGCCTTTGTACGTAGTGTTGCGTCGTCTAGCAAAATACCAAAACGGCGTAGCGGCTCTGCCTCGCCTCGAAGGCCAGCGCCTAAAGCTAGTACGGCATCTTCGGGGCTTGTGTTGTTAAATGATGCTAGGTCGGTAGCAAGGGTCGTAAACTTTACGGCCATGTTTCCTAGATCGGTGCCGGTCAGGCCAGCTGCGGTACCTAATACGCCAAAAGTACCGGCGGCCTTTAGTGCTTCGGTTTGTGATTGGCCTAACGACGTTGCGGCCGTTTTGGAAAATTCCATAATGGCGGTAGACGCGTCGCCAAAAATTACTTCGCTTTTGCTCGCTTCTTCGTTAAAGTCGCTAGCTAATTTAGCCGCACCAAACGCGGCAACGCCTAACGCGCCTAGCGCGGCGGCGGCTGGTAGAAATGCTTTTTTGAGGGCGTAGCCGGCTTTGGCCGAATTGCTGTCTAGTTTTGCAAATTCGCGGGTCGCTTTATCGAAACCTTTAGTGTCTAGGCTCGACAGAATTGGTATAGATAGTGCCATTATTTGTATTCAATCTTTAGGTTTGTGTTCATTTTGACAGATACCCGACCAATTATTTTGGATAGTTCGCCTTGTACGGCTGGCATGACGGCGACGACGCCCGGGGTAAGCGATCTAGACGCCCGGGGGTTTGGCCCTTCACCTTCGGTTATTAGGTTTGTTACAAATTGTGAACCTTCGCGGATACCGGCGTGATCCCATAACGCGGCTGCGGCGTCCTTTTGTTGGGCAACTAACAACGCGTAGGGGCGGGCGTTGAAATCTACGGTTTGTGTGTAGGCGTTGTTCACCCGTCGGCCGTCAAGTATTAGGGGCTTGTTAAAAGTTACGGTACGTTCACGGCTGGCGCGCTTACCCACAACGGTTTTAACGCCGGCTATAACGTTTTTAATGTTGTAGATAGTTTCGTTACGGCCTTTAATCATTGAGCCTCGAGCCATGCCCGATAGCGGGTAATCCTTTGGGATCATAGAACGCGCCGAGTCTACGACCATGCGGCCCGCGCCCGCTTGAATATCGGTCGTGATTTGGCGTCTAAATGTAGGGTCGAATTTGTTTAACGCGGCTAACGTCTCTTGAATACCGAACACTTGGGCGCTAGCGGCGACGGGCATTAGCGCGCTCTCGTTCTCGGGCTTGTGTGTTCAGAACATCTACTACGGTTGCTAAATCGGCTGCGTCGAAATCTATAGACGGTGGCCAAAAGTGAACCGCTACCAGTAGCTCGGCTAGTTGTCGGCGGTAGCTGCCGACTCTGTAGGGTTTGGGTTTTCACTATCTACAACTTCCAGCGCGGCGCACTCTTTAATGAATTGGTCGAATGAAACC